GTAACTGAGGAAACATCTAAGTTATCTGTATTTAAAACATGGGTAGATAAGCTAGCAAAGCAGGCAGGTAAATCATATGATGATGCGTTAAATGATGTAGAGATTTTAAAACAGGCTGCAAATAAAGCTGAGGAGGCAATATTTTCTCCATATAGGATTGGAGCTGCTGAGCGTAATGTGATAGGAAAGGCTTTTCCTTTTTATTCCTTTACTCGTCAAGCTCTTCCATTTACCGTTAAAACTGCAGCAAAAAATCCTGAACGTATAACAAAATATTATAGAGGAAAAGATGCTGTTGAAAGTTTATCATCTGACGAAGGTATTAATCAGGATGACCGACCTAAAGAAATGAGAGGCATGGTTAGATTACCTACAAAAGACGCAGAAGGACGTAATAAGTTTTTTGATCCGACATATATCTTACCATGGGGTAACTTTCAGGACTTAGGAGGAGAACAGGGTAAACTGCCATTTGGTTTGTCAGTTAATCCATTTATTTCTGAGGCAATCGGTCAGATTTCTAATTTTGATGCGTATACCCAACAACCTATTGCCCGATCAAATATTCCTGAGGTTGCCAGAGGCGAACGCATAAAACATTTTCAACGAACCATGCAGCCAACTGTTGTTGGAACTATACAAGATAAACTTATTCCAGCCTTCCAAGGTAAAACGGATTATGCAGGACGTACTCGTGGAAAGGTACAGGCGATTGTTGATGCTCTAGGATTTAAGACTCAGAAAGTCTCGCCTGCTGAAATGAATAAGAAAACACGAAGTAAATCTGACAAGGAATTACGGAGCTTACAGGACGAAGCAAAAAGTATTATTAATGATAATAGATTAACCGAAGAAGAGAAAAGCGAGAGGCTTATTAGGTTACGAGAGATATATAACAATAGATAGCCCTTGACTTTATTCTTATCTATCATTTAATATCATATGTATACGCAATTTACTAATTGTGTATAAAGAAAGGAGGTGTCAAATATATGGAAAACAACAACGCAAATGATTTTAACGCAGGAAATCCGGGTGGTGGTAGTCCAGGTTATTCCGATCCAGGAACCCAGGGCGCTAATCCAACATCTGATCAAGGAGATCCCGGAAATCAGAGTGGGCAGTCTTCCGATCCTAGGGATACTAAAATTGCTGATTATGAAAAGCAATTAAAGGCTTTAAACAAGCAGCTCATTGATGCCCGGCGTAATGGAACCGCACCTCAAAATCGTGGAAACAATAACCAAGATCCAAATGCCGAACCGGATTTTAATGATCCGAAAACGCAATATGGAATGGCAATGAAAATGGCGAGTGCTGATTTAAGAAGTGGGCTAGAAAGAGTTTTGGATTTATATCCTGAACTTCCCGCTGAGTCAGTGAATGCTATTCGTCGAAATCCTTGGGCTTATGCTCAAGAAAGTTCGTTCTTGTCACTTAATGCCGAGAATGCCTTATTGGATATTGAGGAAAAGATTGCAGATTATGTAGACAGCTTAGGCAGTCAAAATAATCCGCCTGCTCCTAACGATAAAACAGGGAATGTTCCTACTCCTGCAGCTATAAACCCTAATGCCGCAGCAGAACCTGAAGGTGATCCTGGTCAGAATGACTGGAATATACCTTTAGATGAACTGGAAAAAAAGGCTAATAAGGTTAAAGCTAATTTGGCAAAATAATACTATGAAAGGAGGTGAAAAAACATGGCACAAATGACAACAACCAATGGCGCAGATACACTGCAAGTATTTGTAGTGCGAAAGACATTGGAATACGCTAAACCTAAATTGATTTATACTCAATTTGGTGCACCGGATTTAACGATGGAAAGAAAGGGTAAAACCGCTTCTTGGTTGAGATTTGCAAAACTCTCAATCCCATCTTCTGCTCTTTCAGAGTCTCCTGCTTGGAGTCCTGAAACTGTTACCAACGTAACTGTGACTGCAACTCTTGAGTTGTGGGGTAATGGTATAGAGATGACCGAGATGTTAGATAAAACATCTTTCCTAGATTTGCCTAACGAATTTAAAAAACTTGTTGGACAAAACGCTGGGGAAACCATTAACGAAAAAGTACGAGACGTCCTGTTCGCAGGTACTAACGTAGAATATGCTAATGGTAAGGCTAGCAGAAATGACTTAGTTTCCGGTGATAAATTAGATCTTGATGACATCTTAAATACGGTTGAAGATCTTGAAGCTGCTGATACACCACGTATAAATGACTTATACATGGCTATCATATCTCCTTATGTTAAGACAAACTTAATGAAGGATACTGCTTTTAGAGAAGCTACTCGTTACTTAGTTGGCAAGAATCCTACCTTCACAGGTGAGTTAGTAAACGTCGACGGAGTAAAGATGATTGTTACTTCAACTGCTGCTTCGGTAACGAATGCAGGATCGGTTGTGGTTGATAGATCTATAGTTCTTGGAGAAAATGCGTTCGGTATAGCTAGATTGCTTCCGGGTGATTTCAAAGTCGTGGTAACACCTCCGGGTGGACACGGTGATGAATATGAAGTTAAAACTTCAATCGCATGGAAAGCATATCTTAAAGCCGTTATCTTAAATCAAACGTTCATGAAACGTTTGGAGTCCGCAAGATGATCACTTGAGGATTTTTAGGAGGCATGTGTTAACTACGGGCGGTTGCACACGCTTCCTATAAAATGCTTATAAAGATCACTTGACAAAAAGAAAATAAAAAGATTAATATTAAATTATGTTTACATTACGAATTGCATCTATAAGACATTCAGATGTTGATAAAACAGTATCTGTTACTGTTAATATTTTAAAATCAAACAAAGTAGTGGAGACACGTATATTGGGATTTGATAATAAGATTCCTGAAAAAGAACTAAGAAATCAATTAAAACGATATATACGTACATTTAATTCGGATCACGAACAAGCTCTTAGATCGGCAAAACAGGATAGAGAAAATGAAGAAATACAAGAGAATGTTGATAAATTAAAAGTTTCCTTAGAAGGACAAACAATAAAATGAATACACCAAACAAACTTATCGGCGGTCGCATGAAGATGAAATACAATATTGAATTTGAACTTCGTGATAAAGACGGCAATATTAAACAATTATTTCAAGAAAACAAACTCTCTCGTTATTTAATAAAACATAATATCTTATCCCCATCTTCTAAATTGTACAGATCTCCTCTATCTTTTTTACTTGGAGGTTTAGCTGATAAAAAAATCTTAGCAAATTTAGTGACAAGCGCAGGTAAAGCCGGAGTTGCTTCTCGTATAAATGGAGCAGGCGGAGAAGCTGCTTTCACTTATATTGCAATGGGTACTGGAACGACTGCTGCAGCTATTGGAGACACTGCTCTACAAACCGAACTTGCAGCTTCAGGATTATCTCGTGCTAACGCAACTGCTTCTCGTGTTACCACTACAGTAACTAATGATACTGCTCAATTATCTAACCAATTTACCGTAACAGGAACTGTAGCCGTAACTGAGTCAGGCGTACTAAATGCTGCTACAGGAGGAGTATTATTAGCGCGACAAGTATTTTCTGCAATTAACGTTGTAAATGGAGATTCCTTAACAATAACTTGGAAATTCCAAGTAAGTTAATTTTTATGAATATTTATTTAGAACTAATTATGTATGGCAGATCAAAAAATAACAGCATTAACCGCAATGACAACACCGGAAACAACGGATGTAATTCCTATAGTTGATGATCCAGCCGGAACTCCCACTTCGCAAAAAATATCTTTAGAGAATTTAGCTATTAATTCTAATTTTGTATTACCCATGATGCAGATCTCAGCTCCTTCTGCTGATTTTACATTAGCTGCTGCTGCCGGAGTGCAGTCGGTATTTCCAGCCACAGGAGACGTTTTAACTGTTAAAGCCTCTACGACATATTTGTTTGATGGTCAATATATATTGAATACAGGAATTACAACTCATACAACGGCTATGGCATTTGCTTTAGCTGGTGCCACTGTATCCTCATTTGAATATCTAGCAGAACTTTGGTCAGCTGCCCAAAATACTATATCTACAGCTCAGAGTAATACTCATGTATCAGGAGTAGCTTCTAAAGTAATTAATGCAACATCTGCAGCGGCTTGGACTATTATTAACTTTCAAGGAATAGCACGTTTTACATTAGGTGGTACGATTACTCCTCAAATTAATTTCTCAGCTAATCCAACAGGTACTAACTTAACAAAGGTTGGTTCCTATATACGTTTTTATGAAATTGGTGCAAGCTCATTTGTTGAGTCAGGAGGATGGGCTTAATAAATAATATGATATGCCAAACTACTTACTTAAACAAGATTCTGATAGATTACTTTTAGAGAATGGTGATAAGATTATTCTTGACGAAAATGTTACTGTTGATTTAAATACTCCTCTTGATGCTGCGACAATATCTGATACTACTCCCGATTTAGAATTTACAGGAATTGATACGCAGGCACATAGTATTGATTATCAAATTCAGATAGATGAACAGTCTATTTTTTTACCAGTTATTCGAGACAGAGTTACTCAAGGTGGAGCTTCTACTACGTCTACGGTATCTATTAGTCATACTGTAAGTTCAGGAAATAATAGGCTTTTAGTAGTAGGTATTATGTCAAGAGGTGGTTCTATGTCCAGTGTGACATATGGTGGAGTTGCACTAACTAAACTAAATCAATTATTAGATAGACCAGATGATAATAGCGCATTTGGTATTAGCTGGTGGTTTCTAACAGCTCCTACAGTTGGAACTGCAAATGTCGTTATTACTCGAACTTTTAATACAAACACACAAGGAGTTCAAGCAGTTATTGCATCATATTTTAATGTAAATCAAACTAATCCCTTTTATTATCACCATATTGAAAATAAAGGTAATGTGTCTACTTTATCTACTACTATAACGAGTTTAGAAGGATCAATGGTTTTAGATATGATTGGACTTCCGGACAATGGTACTGGAATAGCTCCTTATCCTACTTCCGCAGATCAAGTCCTTTTGGCTGTATCGGATACCGTAGTAGATAACAGAATGGCATCCAGTGAAAAGGTGGGAGACGATAATGTAACGATGTCGTGGACAGTCAGAACTGAAATTGTGATGCACGGATTAGTTACATTTAATCCTGTATTTATTCCTATATTAGATAGAAGATCTGATTTACATACGGGATTTTTAAATACAGTAACCCCAGCCGACACCTCTCCTTTTAATTCAGGAGAAAAGATAGCATATACAGTAGATCCAAATGCTATTCTATCTGTTAATACTTCTAATTATCAAGCTACAGGATCTTATGGTACGGGTACAGTAACGGCTCAGAAAAGAGCTCAACGATTTACTCCTGCGACAACAAGCGATCTAGCGGCTGTTAGTCTTAGATTGGCTCGAAACACCACTAATATTCCAACAGATCATGCTAAAGTAAGTATATTTACCGATAATGCAGGCGAACCAGGAACATTATTGGAAACCGCAAATACTATCCCTGGATCAACCATGAATGCTATTGCAGGAGAGCAGATGGGTTTGACATATACTTTTTACTTCTCAGGATCTACTATTTTAACAGCAGGTACATATTATTGGATTGTTTTGGATAGGACTGGATCGTATGGTGCTGATAATTATGTATGGAAAGGTTCCGGAAGCGTAGCTTATGAAACGGTTAGAATATTTAATGGTACAACATGGGCGACAAGCGGTGCTGTAAGTCAGTGGTTTGAAGTATTGTATGGAACTGCTTTAACAGCAGGTACTTATTATTGGCGTGTAAGAGGTAAAGATCCATCGGGTTTGAATAAATATGGTTATTGGTCAGAAGTTAGATCGTTTATCATATCTTCTGGTGGAGTTTATACGCAGACATTAACTGAAACAATTACTTTAACAGAGGTATTTTTACGTTTGCCTACTAGATTTTTAAATGAGACAATTCCTATCATTGATACAGTAAGCAAACGTCCTAATAGATTATTAAATGAATCAGTTTCAATTAACGATACTCTTCTTAAGAATGCTACAAAATTACTAAATGAGGTTATTTCTGTAGCTGATACTTTTACGAGAGCTTTTACTCGTGTTCTGACTGATCCAATCACCATTGTTGACACTATTAATAAATATTCTAGTAGGTTGTTGAGTGAGATTGTCTCTATAACAGATATGTTCGCTAAAATACCGGGACGTATATTATCAGAGGTAGTTACAGTTACGGATGAACTTATTACCTTTTTAGAAAAGATTTTTACTGAGTCAATCTCTCTTACTGATAGCATAGTTAAATCAAGTATTCGTATATTTTCAGAAACTATTTTATTAGTTGATAGTATAATTCGTAATCCTGCACGTCTATTACAAGAAACAATATCCATCATTGATAGTTTTGAAAGAGTAATGGCTAAAAATCTTACTGAAGTAATAACATTAACGGAAGAATTTATACGATCTGTTTCTCGTATGATTTCTGAAAGTATTACAGTTTCCGATACTGTTCTAAAGGACATAGGAAGAGCGATGGCACTTGAAATTATCTCTATATCTGACTCGTTTGAAAGAGCTCAGAATCGAATATTAACAGAAGTTATTTCTATTGGAGACATTATAGAGAGATCTATGAACAGAGTATTTGCAGAAGTTTTAACTATTTCCGATGTATTTATAAATATTTCTCAGCTAATATTTGAGGAGATAATAAATATAACTGATACTATTACTCGTAATATAGGTACTATATTTTCTGAGACCATATCTATAGTAGAGACTTTTATGAAGAATACTTATAAGACGTTTATTGAAAATCTAAGCATAGGAGAGGTATTTGGTATGGTTATTAGCAAGATATTTTCAGAAATTATTACCTTGACAGACACTATAGAAAAAGTGTTTAATAGAATTACAGCAGGTATTCCTGGACTCATTCAGGGAGCTATCCGGGGAATACAGGCTTTCATTCCTGAGGGGATGATTTCGCACCGTGATAAAGGGAATATGATGGTAAGTGAACGTGATAAACCGACAGGTATGGTGCGAGATAATGATAAGCCCACAGGAATGATTATAAGTCGTGATAAACCTGAAAAAGTTTAAATACATTTATGGCAGAAATAATAGATATTCGTAATCCAAAAGATCTGGTTACAACATATGATCAGATTGAAATACAACGAGGTTTGGCTGCTAACGGCAGCGACATGGCTGATATTGTAACTAATCTGGCTATTGACACATCTAAAGCCACAGATTTAAGTACCGGATTTACTTCTTATTTAGACAATACAGGAACCGCAGATCATTATTATAGATTCAGATATAAGATTTCCTTATCCTCTGCTTACTCAAGTTATTCTGATATTTTTCAAGCAGGAACTACAATTATGCACACTCGTTTTAGACGAAAAATGCGTGATACTAATCCCGCTAATTATTTCTTTACCAACGACGATATTTCAATGTATTTACAGCTTGCAATATATAAACTCTATCCACACACTTATAATGAGGTTATTGATGAATCACTAAGTCCTCTGGTTAATACTTGGAAATATTCTTTTCCTACAGGTGTACAGCGAGTAAATAATATTGAGTTTTTAGATACTGCAGGAAACGTAGTGTTTTCTCCCCGAAGCTGGACTATACGAGCAAAGCAAATTATATTCAGCGGACTTCCTCCAACTGGATATGTCATGCGACTTTATGCTGATAAAATGTTTCAGAAATTAGCTGAAATTCCTGAGTTTTTAGATGACTTGATATTAGATCTTATGAGACTTCAAGCCTATGAGGATATGGAGGCTGACCGAAGTAAGTATTATAAATATACAACCAATGTTAATCCTGAAGGTGGTAATATACCTTCTATTTCAAGGATTATTGAACGATTACAACAAACTACAAATTCACGTCTGCAGTCTTTACGAAGAGTAAGAAGAGCAGCCGATATTAAATTAACATGAAAGGGGGTGAAATATTATGCCTATCACATTAGGAACATCATTAGTCGCTAAAGGCAATCCCGGAGGGAAACTACGAGAAGTAGTGGAACAGGGAATCAATGAAGCGGCTTTAACAGGAGCAGGTCAAACAGGAAGTATTCAACGGGCTCAAATTGAGCAACCTTTGGAAAGACCTGTTTCACCCGGATCTGAAAAGATCGTTAGTGCTACTCCTGCACTTGAGGGTGGTGTAGTAACACCAATGGATGTTGATCCATTAAATGCTGGGATAGGGCTTCCTTCAGGAGCAGTAGCTAGACCAGGAGCTAATGCACAAGCATTGTTTCAAGGCAACCCTGGAAACCAAGCAGCTTCTCCGGGCAGACCAAATCCGGGAGCAGCACCTCAAGTGAGAGCTATGAATGCTGCCCCAGCAAATGTGGCAACAGCTTATAGACCGCCGGCTCCTCAGGGAGACGTCATGGGAGCTTCAACTGCTCAACCGGCTCAACCTTCTCAACAGAATCAACAAGTGCAGGGAGGATCTAACATCCGAACTCAAGCTGTTGTTAAACCATTAATCGGAACGTTAGGTGGCAAAGTGTATGCTGACGCACCTTCTAATAAACCGGTAGTGGTACAAAAGCCTGTTCAGGCTACAACTGGTCAATATTTGGCTGGTGGTGCTGGACGTGCTATCTCAGCAGTCGGAAATGCTATTAATAGTCCTGCTGTTAAAAATGTAGGAAATCAACTACAGAGTTTTGGAGGACAGAGACCACAGGGAGATATTAGAGGAAGTGTAGCTACTGCTGCTAGTAACTTGCGAAGTCAAGCTGCTAACGTTGTTAATAGTTTGCTTCGATCTCTTACAGGAGGTAAGAAAAAGTAATATGGCAGGTGAAATCCATGGGCAATTTGAGTATGCGCCTAAAGGTTATACACGAGGCACGGATATAGGAAAAGGGCAATTAAGCATGAAACACATGAGTCCTGCTCTTTTCCTTGAGCTCCGACTTATTAAAACGCATACACATACAAGTGTGGATTCTCTTCCCTTGCGTGCAGAAGCAACACCTGAAATGGTCAGGGGATTTAAAACACGAGAACGTGAAGAAAGAGGAACTGCACAGTGGACAGGAGGATTGTCGTCAGGTGGCGGATTAACATTAACATATGGAACAGCTTTTCAGGAAGTACCAACAGTATTATTATCAATAAGCAGTGGAGACCCTGATGCAGATGTGCAGGTTACGTATAATAATAAAACGACCTCTTCTGTTGATATTTATTGGAAAGATGATACAGGAGCAGGTCATACCATAATTTATATTGATTATTTAATTAAAGGACGATGATATGGGAGCAATACAATCTAAAGGACATATAACAATAGATGGTTACTTGTTTATGCTGGCTCGTCAACCACGAGTCGATCGTCATATCTATGGTCGAGAAGAAGCTCCTACGTTTGTAAATAAGTTTTCGTCAGGTGATCCCAACTATCGTGATGCTTCCTTTTTCCCCCATTTCGTACAAAACAACTGGCTTAATGGATTTGATCAGGAACAATTTAATGATGGCGGGAAGTTTTATAGAAGTTCGGGTGTAGATATAACCTCACAAGAAAAATTAACTTTGCAGAAAAGATTTACTCTCGCTGGACTTGCAACCTCAGGAATAAAAATAAATACACAAGAGTCGTGGAGGTCTTTGGGTACATCATACTTTGGAAACGGAAGCGATGGTAATTTAACCATATCGGCTAATACTACAGATGCTCCTATAGATTCTGCCTGTACAGGAAGTCAGGGATCTACCTCTCTTGCTGCAACAAATGCCTCATTTGCTTCAGGTCAATATATTTTAATACATCAATCACAAGGAGCCGGAGCTGGAAATTGGCAACGTACAAAAATATTAGGATATGTCGCAGGAACAATTACAACAGAAGATCCTTTAACATATAATTATGTCGCAGGCGCTCAGGTGCTAGTATTAAAACAATATGCAAATGTAACGGTTAATTCAGGGGTTACTTGGACAGCGAAAGCATGGAATGGCAGCACTGGTGGTATTCTTGCCTTTTTGTGTAATGGAACACTAACGGTTACAGGATCTATAAATGCGACAGGTAAAGGGTATCGAGGAAGTACGTGGGTAGGTCAAAATACTGGTGGAGCAGGATATGCCGGAGAAGGCTATACTGTTTCATATAATACTACACGTACGACCGCAGCAAATACGAGTGGGGGAGGAGGAGGAGAAAATGAGCAAAGTAGTAATGGAAGGATAGCTGGTGGTGGAGGAGGAGGAAATGGTACGGCTGGTTCTGCGGGAGGAGCAAGAAATGGTAGTGGAGCTGTAGTAGGATCGGGAGGATCAACTTCAGGAAATGCGGCACTTACAAGTCTTGTTTTTGGAGGAGGAGGAGGAGCGCCCGGAGTCAACTGGCAAGAAGCACTTACTACTCGCTATGGAGGTAATGGAGGAGGCGCTATTTATATATTAGGAAAGACAATTTCCATTACAGGAAGTGTGGTAAGTAATGGAGCGAATGGTGACACGTATGCCTCAGCTAATTCCGGTGCTGCAGGAGGAGGAGCAGGAGGTAGTATTCTTATTAAAGCACAAACTGCAACTTTAGGAAGTTCACTTATTACTGCTTCGGGAGGGGTTGGAGGAACTGCCGTTATGGCTTCAGCTAACGGAGGTAATGGAGGAGTAGGACGCATACATATTGATTATTTAACATCTTTTACAGGAACGACCTCTCCAACTATTGATTCGGCTGTTGATTCTACACTAAGTGATACACCATCCACTTCAGGTTTTCAACACTTTGTAGGAGGATCTGATGGTAGGATTTATCAATGGGATGGAGCTTCGACATATACAGAAGTATTTAATGCTCGTAATCTCGCCTGGTATATTAGCGGCGATGATGCGGACGCTAACGTGGGATCAACTGCGGATAATAGACAGGCACAATCATTTCAGCTATCAGCAAACGCAACAACAGTTAGAGGAGTCCGTCTGAAGATGCGTCGTAATACTGCTGTGGGGGATTATAAAGTTACAATCCAAACAAATAGTGGAAGCGTACCAAGTGGAACATTAGCGAACGCAAGTGCTACTATTATAGTTCCGAATGCTTCTATTCCGACAACAAACGATTGGGTGAATTTTGAGTTCCCATCTTCATTCAATCTTAGTGCTTCAACAACGTATTGGATCGTATTGGAATCAACAAATGCAGCTTCAGAAACGGGAGTTGTTGTTTGGAGAGTTGATACAAGTAGTCCTACTTATTCAAGCGGAAATGCAGCCAGTAAAGTAGGAGCAGGAGCTTGGAGTGCTATAGCTGGACAAGATATGTTATTTTCTGTTTTAGGAAATACAACGTCAATAAATGCGTCTATTGTAACAACGGTTGGAGGAACTACAAAAATGTTATTTGGTGTAGGATCTTTAGAAAGTACAACTGCAGGCGATGCTCGTATTATTGCATATGACGGTACTAATTTTTCTCTTTTTAAAATATTTAATGCGACTAATGAAACAGCGGTATTATCTTTTGCAGAATATGGATCAACTACAACTAAATTGTATATAGGACTTGGTTCTAAAGCAAAAGTATATGTAACTGATAATTTATCTACTTATACTGTTTCCAAAACCATTACAAGTCCGAATAATCCCGGATATGTATTTACGATGAAAGAATATAATAGCAGGTTATATGTTGCCGGTGGATTTCCTGAACAGCTTTATAATAATAATTATCAGTATGGAGGATTTTTATATTCTTATGATGAATTTAACTGGACAAAAGTAAGTGAGTTCGAGCACACGGTAATTAAGTGTATGGAAGTATTTGATAATTTATTATTCTTAGGAACTCTTAAAAAAAGATTATATGTTTATAATACCGCAAGCGTTGATAAATTGCTTGAATTTCCATGGGATGTGCAGATTACAGCTATGGATAAATGGGATGACAAATTAGTATTGGCACTTGCCCCTTCTCTTGGATCTGCGGCTTCCGGAAACGAAGGTATTTATCTATTTGATCGTAACGGATTTCACAATGCCTTTAATGTAACAGGAAGAAGCTGGTATTCATTAGATGTGTTTAATAATAATTTAATGGGAGGGAACGATAATGGGCAGGTATACCAAACATCATTTACAACGTATCAAGATAGCGGAACTATGCAGCTTTCTTATTTTGAAGCAGCACTACCTAATATTGATAAAAAATGGCGGTCTTTAGTGGTGCATCACGAAGCACTACCTGCAGGAACCAGTATTTTATGTGAATATAAAACGGATGAATCAGATAGTTCTTGGACATCTATTGGAACGGCAAACGTAGTAGGATCTTTAAGTTCTGAGTTTAGTTTTGCCTCAGCATTTGTAAGTCGTAAGATTTCATTAAGATTTACCCTCACTACTACAAATCCCGCTGTTACTCCAACTCTCAAGATTGCTGATATGAGATATGTATTAGTTCCGGATTTCAAATATTTATGGAAGATGAAGTTGGTTTGTGCTGATAATCTAGTGTGGTTAGATGGCACCGAACCTATAGCCACTACAACAGCAGCAATTACGAATGGACAAACTACATTAACATTATCAGATGCTTCCGGATTTCCTACTAAACATAAAGCGGTTATAGTAGATAATGGAGTAGAAAATGAGTTCTCATGGACGGGAAAATCAGGGAATCAGTTAACGGGAGTTGTGGGTCTTACGACTCATGCAGGTACTGGATTAACGGTTAAAATGACGGGTCGAGTTATGCATAAGTTATTGCTTACATTAAAACAAACTAAAACACTGTATACTTATACCGATATAGATGAACTGACATATACTATATTATTTCACAATTACCAATCTGATGACTTCGTGGTTAATCAGACGGATGGAATTGAAAATAACGTTCCTATAACATTACTTGAAGCATAATTGAAATATGAAATTGATTTTTTAATATGAAATTATATATAGTTAACATATGAACGAAAACAGAAGATCATCCGATATTGAATTAGCTGTAATGGCTGAACAAATAAAAAATATAGATCACAATGTTGGTGAAGTAAAATCTTTATTAGAAAAGAATTACGTTACCAAAGATGAGCTTGCCTTAACAAAAGATAAGGTTGATAGGTTAGAAAAAATTATATATGGAATTATTATGGCAATACTTCTTGCTGTAGTCGGTGCGGGAATGACTCTTTTATTAAACAATTAACAATATGGCAGATAAAAAATTTAAACAGCAATTAGAGCAGGATGTGAATAAGACTAAATTTTTCTATTATGTCTCCATGACTATTATTATTTTAGTCATTTCTTTTATGATTGGCGGTTTCTTATTGGCTAATATACCTACTCAACCATTAGTTATTAGGAAGTTACCGGTTCCCATTGATCGTGATCCTATCAAACCAAATGGTATTGTAGTAATGAAATTTGACTATTGTAAAAATACGAATACTAACGGAGTGGTAAGAAGATGGTTAGTAGGCAAGTCTACTAAGATACAACTTCCTGAACAAATTGATCGGACTTCAAAAGGGTGTAACGACGACTTAGAGGTACCTACTATTGTTCCAATTCAAGCAAAACCTGATATCTATCATTTTGAATATGAAATTACTTATAAAGTAAATATACTTCGTACAGAAACTGTTAAATTTATAACAGAAGATTTTGTTATTGCAGAAGAATTGGTACCTGATGATAAAGAACTTGACATTAAACAATAAAAGGCGTAGGATAAAATCATATGAGGTATACATTATCAGATATATTTGAGGGTAATTTTCCTATCTCACAACTATATGGTGCCCGTCCATGGTATTATTCTAAGTTTGGACTACGAGGTCATGAAGGCGTAGATTGGGCAACTCCGGTTGGAATAAGACTTCTTTGTCCCTTCTCAAAAGGAATAGTTATTCGTACTGGTTGGGATGGTGCATATGGATATTATGTTGTTATTTGGGATCCGATTCAAAAATGTGCAGTATGGTATTGTCATATGAGTAGAATCCATGTAACTCCTGGACAACAGTTATTACGAGGAGCTATTGTTGGATTAACAGGAGCTTCCGGAAATGTTAGCGGACCTCATCTTCATTGCAATTTTGTAACTACCGATATATATGGAAACCGCTTAGACCGCGATAATGGATATCAAGGATTTAAAAATATTCTCAGCCAAAACCTTGTAATTTGGCAGCTTAAATAATATGAAAAAAGAAAATTTAGATAAAAAATTAGTAGTTAGATCAGGCAAAGAAAGAGTATTAATTCCGGAAGAAGTTATACAAAAGGATTTAAAAATTGTTGAAAAAGTTTTTCAGAAAGAAAAATGAATCACGAAGAACAAAAGAAAGCTCAGCGAGAAGCTATGGAGAAAGCACGATTTGGCGCTACTCGAGCAGAAGTATTTGCTAAAAAAGGAGCTGAATGTAAAAATTGTGGTTCAACAGAAGATCTTGTCATTGATCATATAGATGGTGGTGGCAGACACCACACAGAACGAGGACTCATTGTCGAAGGCAAAACACATAGTATGGATAATTTACAAGTTCTCTGTCGAAGCTGTGCAGGAGCACGGGATCGCAAACGAGAAACGATGGGGCTGGGGATTGAAGGTAATCCTAATAACCCTGCTTAAGTAATTATGATTACATTAATAGGATTTTTATTACCACCAATAATAGACGTTATTAACAGATTCATAAAAGATAGCAGCTTACGGTTTCTTGTATCAGTTCTGATTTGTGGTGTTATAGGGCTTAGTCTTAACTACATTACAACCGATGGTTTTAAAACATATGTTACTATGATGGATTATGCAGATGGAATTTCCAGTGCAATTATTCAAGTCTTTGGATGGGCTCAATTATCATACAAGGCTGTATGGGAAAATATGCCTGTTCGAGATAATTTAAAGTTAAACGCCAAAACTAATTACTAATATGCCAGTCATAAGGTCTCTCATGACCAAACTTAAAAAACAATACGGTGACAAAAAAGGAGAACAGGTTTATTATGCTATGGAAAATTCTGGAAAGATTCCCGGCATGACTAAACTTCGAAGTAAGAAAAAATAATATGGCTCATCCAATGATAGACACACCATATGTAGCGCCTAAACCTAAAGTTCAATTTAGGGATAGAATTAATACGGTGGTTACAACCAAACTTCCTCCCTTTATAGATTCTCTTATCATACTCACCATATCCTTTTGGTATTTCTTTTTTACGGGTCTTGCTATTCTTTTTCGTAGTCCATTACCTAAAGAATGGTTAAAGATTGGAACGTGGTTATCTCAAGGTAAGGTTGCTAAAAAGATTAAAGAATTAAGTGAGGCAAGAAATGATAAACCGACTGCTAAATATAAGGTTGTAGATTTGGAGACTGAAAAACCTATTATTCCTATGTGGAGTTCTCCGGATGAGAAGCTTTCTCTCTAATTCTTAATACTAATCTCTCCTTATTTGGATACGGCATGATATTAATGTCATAAAAAGGTTCAAGAATAGACCGCCAATTTAACGTCGATTTTACACTACACACTATCTCCCCACATCTTCGCAATAAAAGATCAATATAGGTATATATCCTGTTGTCTGACACCATGTTTTCTAATACATCTACAAAAAGTGCTATGTGTACTCGAGGAATATTCTGAGTGTAATCAAACCAAAAAGCATCATGGATTAAATGTCCTCCCATCTTCTCATTACTTTTCTTAGCAGCTTCAAGCTCGGGTAAATCTTTTGCAATATATGTTACAGGGTATCTAAATTGAGAGAGTTCAATAGCTAGGGGAAGCGAGTAATCACCAAACACTGCTATTGAGGCTAAATTACCATCCCATATTTCATTGCGATAATTAGTAACTATATATTGATAGAGTGGATAGTGAAGCTGCATGACTGAATTATAGAGTGCGTCATCGAACACTTGTTTTTTGTTTAGGTTTAGCATGTTGTTTTTTAGTGGCTTTGTGCCATTTGGTAGATTTAACCGGAAATTTCCATAAGTCTACATTTATAGGAAATGGTAACTTTTCATCTTCCATATAAATAGTTTTCGAAGTTTTCCGTAAATTTTCAGAAACTTTTATCTGAATGAACTTTACTTCAAAATGAGAAGGTATGCCACAATCAGAGGGACGTATAGCTATCACATCAGCGACTCCATGCGATCCTGCTGAACGAATGGCATACCAGCCATCTTTTTCAAACTCTTGTTGGGTCAAGTATTCTCTACTTCGACTCCTGCTGTAATTCGTTGCCATCTTTAGGAGCCTCTTGTAACGGACGCTTTTTGGCAAATATTTTACCTTCGGGGAATACATGACTCCAATCTACTTCAAATGTTTCATTCAGGCTATAGCGGCGCTCAACCCCGGCTCGGACTTGCCGGAGTCGTTCGGAAAAGAAGGCTAATTCTTCCTGCTTTATCCGTAGCACCGTCGCCAAGAAGGACAATTCAGATAATTCGTCATTGCTGACGGTAAACTGTTTTGTCTCTTGTTTATGTTTATCGGGCTTAAACATAGGTTTTATGGCTTATTTAATGTAATATCCGCCTTCCATGAGAATTCTTTTTGCTTCATTAGCATATTTTTCAGGAACAGTAAGTTCCGTACCTTCCCATTTTTGACCATTAATAGACACATAAAGTGATCTACCATCGGCTGAGCGAATACTAACACCTTTCTTTTCTACTTTTTCCTCTCCTGGTAAACCAGGTGGGTGTCCTGCCATGTTGACATATTCATCGCCAACTTTAACAGTACCACGAGCAGAAGGTTCATCTTTCCTTCCAGCACCTTGCATTTTTTGCTGGATTCCGGTAAGACGGTCTGTTTGGGAGCCTCCCTGTGCACCTCGTGGGCGTAGTTGAGCAGCTTCTACTAATTTAGGATCTACAAGATCTGCATCAGCTTCAGCATAATTTACTCCCGGATCTACTCCTGGAACTCCACCTGCTACAGACTTATTACCGTCTGGGGTAATAGGTTGCATAGGTTTATTGTAGTCTGCAAATTCGTTATCTTTTGCAGTTTCAGACGTTGCCGCCTTCATTGTTCCACTTTCATCCGTGACCTTGGTATTTTTGTTTGCCATATTTTCTTCACCCCCTTTCTAACTCGAACTTTATAAAAGTCGAATATCATTCAATAATTTCAGTATCTTTAAGAAATTCTAAATGTTTTTCATCCACTTCGCCAGCTTTAAACTGACCTCCTGAATGAGCCTCACTTGTTATATCCCATAATTTCTCTTTTCCATCTTGCGGTTCTTCCTTTATTATAGTACGCTCAACCTCCTGTTTGTCAACCCTAGGAGCACTTGGTGCTTCTTCGGTTTCTTCAGCAAAAGGATTGCGAGAACCTCTATTGTTTACCTGATATAACGGTTCATTAGTTGTTGTTGGTGCAACGCCTTCTGAATTTCCTGCTATATCTGTTAAATCAAATCCTCCCATATTATTCTACATCTTTAACTTTTAATATACCTAATTTCTCAAGTATTATAGATACGCCTACATATATGAGTATAAACGGTATTGTTATTATAAATCGTATTGTTTCTTTCATAATTATTTTAATTTATCTTCAAATATAACTCCCTCTTTTTCTAGCACTTCTATTTGTTGTGTTGTAAATTGATCAGCATCAGTTAAATCTTGTTCTTCATATCCGGTTACTCCTAATATCTCATAAGGAACACAAAAACCTAGTATTTCTATCCCTAATTCTTCTGGTGGTACTCCATTAAATTTTTCCATAATACTATCACGCTTTATTAATCCTCAAATTTAATATCTAATCCCTGATCACGAGCTGCTTTTCTTAAACATGATGTTCTTAGTTGATTCCAATACATATCAAATCTTTCTATAAAGGCATCGAATTTTTCTTCTTTAGGATTATAGGTAAAGCGAAAACTTCCGCTCATAATCTTTTCTCCTACCCCTTCAAAAATCTCAATATCCTCTGCAGTAGATAAGTCAGTTTTGTCCATAGTGTTTCCTCCTCCCATTTCTCAACTTCTAAATTCTCCATTACTGGTACTTTTTTATATACAAGACTTTTCATATTCGTATTAATTTAGTTCTAGTTTCATCAGGCTTATATCTTTTGGCTAGTCCTATTGGGAAATAATACTGTTTCTCTTGTCCTACCTGTTTTAGCATCATAAGTCGGACTACATCTTCAGTATCAAAATCCCATTGTTCTTGCTTGCCGTCATCTATAAATCTGATAAGAGGTATCTTTTCTTTCTCTATTTTTTTCATAATAGAGGGTGGTAAAGACAACTCTCTATTCTTCCATAAAACAGCTCGGCTAAATGAGACATGCTTTATATACTTATCCGGTTTAAATATTCCTTTATTAACGGTCATTTTTTTCTCTTTCTAACTTTTTTGCCTTTCGACAACTATAACAACGCTTTGGATCTGAATATCCTTTCTCAGCGTAAAAATCCTGATCTCTTGTGGTAAAGATAAAATTCTTTCCACATCCTATACATTTAATCTCAATATCATTTGCTGAATCGTACATTTATTCTTCACCCCCTTTATCTCCTAACAATACTCCTAAACTCAATTCTCCTTTAGTGTATTCAAAACCTATAACACCGTGTTTCTTTTCACAGCGGTCTATAAACTCTCTGAATTCTTCTGTAATTCTAAAATGCGCTACACCCTTACTATATATAGGTTTACCCGCTGGCTGTTTAATGTCTATAGCTGTTAATGTTTTTTTCATATATTATTAATAATAATTAACCGTTATTCTATTATCTTACCTGTACTTTTTTCAATCAACCTTAATCTTAAAATCATCTGATCGTGTAAAGGATTGGTTGTGTTACCTTTTTCATATGCAACTTCAATATTAAATTTATCTACTATCATACGTGCTACATCATGTGACATTCCTTTTATACAACTCATTAATAGTGTTTCAATTTCATGCGCTGCGAATAAGGATAAATCTTGTTTAATTTGGCTCTCTATAATATATGCCCGTTGATTAGATGTAGCTTTTACAAACTCTTCTACTTGTTCGTCTATATGATTATTTAATTTAGTCAGATTGGCTAATTTACTACTGTCCATTTTGTGTTTTATTAAACTTACGTTCTTCTAACCTTCTTCGCAACATGAGAGCTCCTAAGAAAGCGTTGAAATCTTTTTTATAATCTTCCGGCGTACTAGCTTCAAAGTCTACAGTACCATCTTTCCCTATCCTTACTATTATAGTACCATCAATTTTTTCATTAGGAAATTCCTCTAAGTAAGCGTGTTGATAAGCAGCGGTTTGTAACCAATACTCATCATATATAGCGGTTGATGTTTTAAAGTCTCCTAAGTATTTTTTCCCGTCATACTCACAGGTAAAATCTAGCGTACCTGCATACTTAAATTCTTTCGAATATACAATCTGTTCGGATTTTAAAAACTTTACATTGTGATCTTTCTCCCATTTAAGAAAACTATCTATCGCAAATTTCATTTGAGGGTTCACCGGTATTGCTGGGTTCTTACCCGCAATATAATCTTCTATCCATTGATGCACAAACTTTCCTAGGTTAGATGCTTCGCTGGAACTCTTACGATGTGCGGTCTTTGCGGTGTCTAACATTTCCTTAACCTGCATTTCATCATAGACTTTGCCGGCTACAAATGTTTTCTCAAGAAAAGAGACAGCCTTATTAACTGCCCAAAAGATAAGAGCTGGTTTGTTGATGACTGTAAGAACTCCTGTGACTCCATCAACCTTAGTTTGACCTATATGATATAAATGCTTTTCTTCATCAAACTCAAGCTCAACGGTATTGTTATATAAAAAATGTTTAATAGTCATTTAATAGATGGAGGAGGATTGTTAGAGAAAAACCATACTCCAAGTACAATTAATAATATGGTTACAATGATCCCTAAAAACATTGCAACTAATTTGGCTTCATGTTCTTTAACGGTCATAAGTTTAAGTGGTGTGTAATTATTCATCATAATCTCCATTGATAACTCTGGACGCTATATCAGTAAATCCAACATCGCGTAGATCTTTTACTAATTCCATCTTTGGCGTTGCTACAGGTGATTCAAAGTCATGATAATACCCAGCCTTAGCTTTTGCTATTATCTGCAGCAAGTCGCTTGTGATAGAAGTATTACCCCTAGGTAATCGTGCTTCTAATTCTTTTACCAAATGTATTCTTGTGTCTGCCATATTATTTTTTTCTTTTAATAGATTGTAATTCTTTAATATAATCGTCTACAAATTTATTAAAATCTTCTTTTTTATCAAATAAATATTTTTCCTCTTCTAAGAAGCCGATGGCAATATCCATTAATTTGTCTGAACTTAACAAATCGTTATTATCTTCGGTCGAGAATATTAATATTTTCTCGTCGCCGTAAATAAGAACATCGCGCTCTTTCAAACTTATTTTCTGTCTCCCACCCAACGTGCTATTTCTTATACTCATATTGTTGTGTGTATAAATTTTTAATAATAAATCCCTTTATTTTTCCTCCATTAACGCAGCGATTTTTACATCACTTATTTCGTTAACAAAAATTGCTAATACACGAGCGCTTCCAAATAAGTTTTTAAGAGCTTCATTAAGCTGAGTAAGTTCAGCCTCTGTGCCAGCACTGGACTTGGGGAGTACCAAAAGATAACGTCCTTCTGGTTTTATTTCTAGTGTTTTAATTTCGGAAAGAATTGGTGTTGATATATCTTTAGCTTCCATGTTATATCTTAGTATACCATATAATACGATAAATGTCAATAGTTATTTGGGTCATCGTATACTGGCATACCATTTTCCCACATCTTTTCACAGTCTCGGATTTGATAAGCCTCCTCGGTTTCTTTCTCAATCCTATACGCCTCGTCTATATTCTCAAATGCTCGCTTCATATGAGGGGACGCCGAATATTTCTTTTTTAAGTTCTCCGCCGCATGCTGCATACCTTCTATAAAACATTCATCTATGGTATACATATAGCGTGGAGGCTGTTTCTCATCCGCATATTTATATACAAAGACTGTGGGGTTTCTATCTTGAAGATCTCTTGAAGCTGAATCTACTAAATGAAGCATACGTTGATATTGTACTATTCTATCCTGTTCTGGTGGACTAAAGGTTTCTATTTCTCCCTTTTGTTCTTGTTCCATACTTTGAATATACTCTTATCTTTAAATTTTGCAATACTTATTTTTAAATAGGAATTGTATTTTTAAATATTCTATTCCGGATTGGGATTCAACTCCCCCCTACCCCCTCTATTAAGGTATTTATCCGGTTCATTCCGTGTTTGGTTACACCCTTCCTATTAGCCGGGTGTAAGGCGTCACTCACTTCTAGCAGTCCGCTTTCTAAGAACATGTGCCTAGTTATTTCTTATTCGGAGTTGCACCGATTTATAGTCGCCATCTGCTGTACCCCTCACGACTTTAATAGCTCTCTTGACAAATAACGCTTTGTATGGTATAGTACTTCTATAAAAAGTATCCGCTTAGATTAAACCCCTAGTCGTACTTTTTAGCTTTCAACAATTAGGAGTCCTTCGGGACTCCTTTTTGTTAATCGAATAGGGCAAGCTCATTTTTCTTTTCTGTAATCAGCTCTATAATCTTCTGTTTGTTTTCTTCCATTGAATGTTTAAGATCAAATTCGAGTGCGTGTATCTCATTGGTAAGTTTATTGATCATTTTGTTGGAGTATGTTTGGTATATGGCGGGCGCATTCTTTTTAAGAAGTTGTAGGGGAGTCAGTTTGATTGTTGTTTGTTGTGGTGGATTGTCCATAAAAAAACAGCTCTACGCTGGGCTCACAGAGTAGGCTCTAGCTAAGCCAAAGCCCAACGTACAACTGTTTAAATATCAGCTAGATATTTTCTCTGTGTTGTCTATAAATAATCTAGTATATTATTCTAAATTTGTCAAGTGTTTTCTCCCAATCTTTAGTGTTAATAAAGCGAAGGGTGCAATAGATAGCGCTATGTAGCCTAATAAATCTATATTAAGTTTTAGCATGGCGTATATGAGGAATATAAAGAGGGCTGTTAACCAAATCCCTGAATATATCCATAGCATTGTATTAAGTTTGTTCATAAGCAACGATGTCTTTTATATGTACTAATTTATAATTTGTATTGTCAACCGGTTCTCCTGCCCACATCTTGAAATATACTTTCATTCCAACACGATTATTACACATGGGTAAGGATGATTTAATGAGTTTGCCTTCTTGTAAGCTATCTTTTCTTCTTTCAAGTAGTATAATGCCACCTGGCGTTTTTTCTTCCTTTTTTTCTATCTCAACAAGCATGTATGGTCTAATTGGTTCTATTATCATGTTTATATTTAGGGCGGATAAGTATTACTCACCCGCCCTTAACTTTTATGTTCGGCTATCCATTTGTCCGGCGATAAATCTTGTGACAGCAATAAGAGCAATAGCTCCTAGGGTTGCAACAATAATATCCCAAACGATATTTCCTCCTGGTGCAGCACCACTATATGTAGGTGCATTAAGTAATCCTAATAAGAAACTTCCGACGAAAGCTCCTATTACACCAATTATCATGTCTACATACCATGGGTATGAAGTTTTCATGACTGCAGCGGCTATAAGTCCTGCGATTAATCCTACTATCAATGTTACGATCATATTTTTTCACCCCCTTTCCTATTTCTGGCTAACTTGCCAAATCAGTCGTCCCACCTTTCATTAGAGACAACTGAAAAAGAAGTTACTCTGCGCCTCTTTGGTTATCTACTTCACGCTGTTCTTTTTCTTCAGGAGTCATCTCCTTGTTATCTTTCTCAGCGTCAAGTCGGCGGCTTTCCTCATTGCGAGCATTAACCTCGTCTTGTGTTGGTTTGTGTCCACTATCCATACGTCGTCACCTCCTTTCTATTAATTAGTATCCTCTAACCTCTTCTGGTTCTTCTGTAACACACATTTCTTTTATTTGAAATTCAATTTCTTTCTCAACTATAAAAATACGTGCATCTCCATCTAGTCTTTCTTCTTCTTGCCATTCCTCGATTTGTCTTTTTACGTCGTCGAGACTGCCATAAATACTACTAGAAATAACATACCATTTTTTCTTAGGCTCTTCAATCTTCTTTTTTCTTCCCATGTGATTTCACCTCATTTCTATTATTACACAACTTTTAACTCTTGAATGCCTGCAACGTGAAATCCTCGAAGTTTACTGTCCTTTGTATCGGTTGCAAACAATCTCCACGGTTCATCATTCTCATCGTTTCTTAGTTCGTGTGGAATGACTATGCGATCTCGAGTTATTTCTAAATCTTTTGCCACGTAGTCAAACTGTAACTTCTTCGAGAACTTCAGGGCGTACTCCACTTTCTGTTTGATCAGTGTCTGTTGTGTATTCATAGTCATCTCGAGTGAATAGGAGCACCGTTATGAGTGAAAAGACTGTGCCTGCTCCATAACTTATAAGCATAGCGGCAAACATTTCATTAGCGTGTTTGTCTGGAATGTATTTGAAGTTAAAATAAAGAGTGGCGGCAAGTGTTAAAAAGAATGCTAGTGTGAGTAAAACTACTTTACCAATTATGATATAAAATGTATTCATATTTTCTAAAACCTAATGATAGCTTCCACCATCATCAGGCTTTAAAAAACATCGCTTATTTGATCTCGAGTGCGAAATCCTCAGCTTGTTTTTTGCTAACAGTGCCACTTTCGTCCATAACGTTTTCTGCCTCCCATTGAGTTTTTGTTTTTCCGTCTTTGGATGTTTTGATTCCTCTTGTTACTTTGACGAAACCTTTACCGGTTTTGTTTTTAATCTCTTCCGCAGCTTCATCCATAACAAGCGCAACTCTATTCGATGATGTATCAAAGAATTTCTCTACACCATCTTCAATAAGGATAAATCTAAATTTCTCCTTAGTTGGATCAAACGTGTCGGGAATCATTTTGTAGCCCTTATAAACGCAAACCGTCGATTTTCCAGGTTCAACCTGTAGAAATGGCGACCTCGCTTTAGCTAACTTGGCTAATTCTCCCATAATTTTTTTCACCCCCTTTCCACAATATTTGTAATCAAATAGTGTCTGGTCGTATCACATCTTCCTTCAATACTCTATATATCTTCCGGATTCCGCCGGAAGCATTGATGTTTTTAGCTCTCAGCCTTCCTGTCTCTATCATCTTTCTTACTTGGCGAGGATTGATCTTTAAAAGATTTGCTACCTCTTCTATTGTCATGTATTCATTTTCCATAATATCCCATATTATACCTTATTAGTAACTAATTGTCAAGTGTATTATAAGTGATGAAACCAACTGTTAACGTGTTTTCCTGTGTCAAATTCATAACATTTCTTTTTTATTTCATTTCGGCTTTCCATATATTTTCTTACGTTCATAGTAGCCTTTTTTGACCAGTAAGATTTTACATACTTGTCATCTATCTCGATAGCGAATTTCCAAATGCGTTGTTTTACTCGTCGACTAAAGGCGTATTTAGTTACCCATCTATTTTCACCAATAGTAATTTTTACCTTTCCACCTTTTGCGTAATAGTAAGCCGCTGCATTTAGATCGGTGGTGTGTTCGATAGTTTTCATAAGCTAATATGTAGAGCCTAACCGCCTACTAAACAAGTTAGGCTCTTATCCTCTCTCAAATTTCTAACTTTTTACGATTATTTTCTCTACACTTTTTACAATAATAATGCAGTCCATCTTTATTCTTTCTGTCTTTATGAAACATATTCAGATCTTTTAACGCCCAGCAATTAGTGCATCTTTTACATTCTCTATTCATTTTTTAAGCCATCGTTCATGGTAACCTCTCATTTTATGTTCATTAGCAGCATCAAGACCGTCTAATAATTCTTCTGGAGTTTTAATGTCTCCACATCTTTCAAATTTTTCTATAATATAATCAGGTGATTTCCCTAAAACACCGCTGTTCGTTTCCATCAGTATTGCAAACTTTACCATTTTTAAAACAGATAATTCTTCAGGGCTCATCATGCATATACCTCCTCTTTTCTTATTTGTTTTTTGTGACATTGGTTACACTCTCTTATTTGTAATATTCCATGTCCTCGAATCGCACTAAACATTCCTAAAATATCATATCGCTCATCATCTTTCCAATCTCCCCAATCATGAAACCATAGTATACAGTAGCTAGGTTTTTTATTAACTACTGCTTCCCACATTTTTTGTATCTCTACATTTTTATGAGTAGGACAGACTATGCCTATTCTATTTTTTTGATATTCATTACATGCTGTGCAATCTGGATATAATTTATCTTTCATATATAGTAAATGGAACGTGTAATTTTATTGGTTCATAAAATGTGACTTTATAATTATCGTAAAATAAACTTATGTAATAAAATACTGTGTAGAGTACTAAGACTACTAACAATCCTATTATTGTATACATAAGTTTTCGAGTGTTACCAATCTTTTTTCTTTCTTCAATCTCTGCTTCAACAACTTTCTTGGGTTTACTGAAATCATTTATAAATGGCTCTGGTTTTTTCATAAGAGCGTAATAATGTAATAACTTATAATTCCTAAGATAAGAACTAATCCCCATGCTAGTATTAAATCTTTAACGTCTTTCATAATAGTTTGATCCACATTTACAATAATAAACAACTTCTACATATCCAGGTGCTCGTTCTTCATAGGTTCGTATTAATTCTTGTCCGCAGTCCGGACATAGATCTTCCTCAGGTATTCTCATATTAGAATGGTAGTTCTTCAACTTTTAATCCTTCTTTTCCCTTAACTAGCGCAAAACTTCTCTCACCCCCTGTGGCATATACCACAGTGTTGAATATATTAATAAATTCCATGGCTGCATCTTCAGGATTCTTAGCTGTTACGAAAAAATGTATTTTGGTTGTGATTTTGTATCTTTTAGCTTTCATTATGATTCTATAATACCATATAATACCTTATTTGTCAAGTATTATCTTTTAATTAATAACCTCATGGTACGAATGAGCTCAAGCGGTAGGTCTTTAACTTCCGGCACATAGATAGCGGGGTCGTAGTTATGTTTTATGGCGTGTTGGATACTTGATTCTTTTCCAATACCTACACCATATATAGTAGCGCCCTTTTTTATAAGTTCTTTTTTAACAGTATCAAACTGTTGGGTTCGTCCTGTTTCACCATCAGTTACTACAAAGACAATGTTATTATCTCCGGCTATCATTTCATTGTTAATAGCATCGAGCGCTGTTGCGTCATTAGTTCCACCGCCATTTCCATGATAGTCATCTGTCCTCTTTAATTCCCACGCCTTTGTGTCATAAGCGAATATCTTAATAGGAAAATTGAGTCGGTGGCATACATCTTTTAACAGCACGGCACCCATGAATGCATACACAGCTCGACCTTCACTAGCCATACTTCCGCTACTATCAAGCGCTATATAAACAGAATAGTCTGGTGTATCAGGATTAGTTCGTCTACTAAATATACGAGTCTCATTTGGTATTGTTACTTTGTATGCATTACGATTGAGAAGTCTACCCGATTTGGTATTGCCAGTATATCTAATTGTTGCACGTTCAATGAGTATATCTCGAAGACGTTGGGCAAGAGTAGAAGAATATGGTCTTAAAATTGCTAGGGCTTCAGCTTCAGTAGGTCTTTCAACTGGCGGTGCATTTTTAAAATGTCCATCAAGACAATACTGTAATCCTGTTTGCTCTTTTAATTCTTCTAATAACTGAGCCATGAGTCCTCCTTTTCTTGATTGTGGTTGTCCTTTTCCTTGATTCTGTCCTTGTCCCTGTCCTTCCTCTTCGCCTTCTTTTCCTTGATCTTCCTGTTGTTTTTTTTGCTGTTCTTTTTCGTCTTCCTCTAGTAACTCGCGAATGATTGGAATTAAATTTCCATCTATTATTTCTGCCATTTTTCGGGTACTTGTAGACCAACGAACATTATTACATATTTGGTCTATTATGTCTTCATTTTCTTCAAAAATTTCTTGTACTCTTTTATCGGTTTTAAACTCATCTAGTCTTATATATATATTATGTCTTACTATTGCATTTTTTCCCATCAAGTCTTCTATTAATACAAGGTTCAAAAATTGATCAATACGGCTCAGCGATGTTAGGTCTTGTTTACTCTTTTCTATCTTATCGATCAATGCATAATAATTTGCAACATCTATGGCATTTGTCGCATAATCTCCATACGTGCTTTTTAATTCTCGTTCAATGCGTAAATCTTCAAATGCGTTATAAACATTATGGATAGCATGTTCATACGGTTTGGCAACCGCTGAAAACGGATCAACTTCTTCAGTCCATTTTATATGTGCTATCTCATGAAGTAGTAATCCACGAACAAGCCCAAAGGGCAAGTTGCGAAGGGAGTCAGCTTTATAGTAAAGTATTTTTTGTTTTACGTCTGCTGCCCATTCCCCCCCTGCCCGTATCTCAATTCCTGTTTGAGCCGATAATCCTATTGTTAATATGTCTATATATTCTTGTGTTGCGTACATAGATTAAAATGGATTCTCGTCAATATTTTTAATTGGTTCTACTGCTTTCTTTTTGCGTGTTCTTTTAACGGGTTCTTGAGTGTCCAAAACATTCAATGCTTTAAGTAACATTTTTTCATCAAGTGCATGTGATGTGCCTGCAAGTTTAGTAAGGTCTATAGGATCAGCGTTTGTATATTCTTGTGGCGTTCCTATCGGTTCATATCTTTCCCATTCTACTTTTACACTTCCTCCTGTTCCGCTTGGTTGTAATACTGCTTGAGCTTCTTGTATAGCTTGTTTACCAGCAGTACCCGTTAAATTATCAAGTAAATTCTGAAGTTTAGTACGTGCCGTCACAGATTCTATTCGTAATTCTTCTAATTCTTTTACTTCATTTTTGTGTATGCGTTCATATTCTTTGATAGCCTTTTCATATTTTAATAGTTGATCATCCTTCTTTTTTATCTCTCCTCGTGTTGTGAATACAGGCATATCAAGATTATTATTATCAGAACTTTTTTTGAACACAGCACTAAAGAAATCTTGAAATGCGGATTGTTCTTCTGCTCGTGCCTTATTTACGATACTTGTTTGAAATGCTTTTTTGATGTCCAATCCATGTTTAACAAGTCCAGCCCATTGAAGTAGTGATCTAGTAGATATAAAGGTCAATGTCTTTTGTTCGGCGTATGCTTTTCGTCCCATATGTGCCAACATAACCATTTTTTCTACCATCTCCTGTTTTAATCCGGTGCGTTGCATCAGTACATTCGTTTCGTTTTGAGGTTTTAGCACTTCAACGTTTAGTATGACAGAAAATCTATCAATAAATGCTCGGTTTAATCCTCGTGTTCCCTCATAATCAGGATTCATAGTGGCAAAAAATCTAAAGTCTTTATGAGGTTTTACAATATCTCCATTTGGTAAACTGATGCGTTTATCCTCATCCAACAATCCATGGATTATGAATAAACAGTCTGGCGGAGTAGCGTTTAGTTCGTCAAGTACTGTTATGTGACCTTCGGTCATAGCCTTTGTCAAAATCCCTTGTTCATAATATGTAGACCCATTCTTTACCGATTTGCTACCAATCAAATCATCCGGTGTTGCATATCCGTGCATGTTAATACGTGTGTATCCCTGTTTTCTAAGAAAAGCAAGTTCTCTTATAGCGGAAGTTTTACCCGTTCCAGTCTCTCCTATTAAAAGAGTTGGCAAATCATTGATAATAGATAGACCGAGGGCGTTCCGGTCATCCTCTACCATTTCTACAGGATCGGCATGATCTGGCACTGACTTATTTTTCTGGTGTAGCACTTCAAATTCGAGCGCTCCATATTCCACCGTTTCACCCCCTTTTTTGTTTGTTAGCGTTATTGGTGTTGGTTCCATATTAGTTTAAAATCCTTTCTTTTTCGTCATCTGAACTTTTAACATCTTCTTTTTGTAGAGTATCCATAATTTCTTTGATTTCCATAATTCCGCTTAGCGATCTCATGAGCATAGCTTTCTTTTCCATCTGTTCAACATTATCTTTGAGATTGAAAATTATATATCCTAATACTAAGCAGTGATTAGGTTTCGTTATGTCGATACCATTTTCTAAGGCGTGCTCATTTATGTAGGTTTCTATGAACGGAATTATGTCTATACCTTCTTTCCGTGCTTTTTCGCCTCCCTTATCCAATTCTTTTTTTGCTTCCTGCATAATATAGTTCATTGCTCCCTTAACAAATGATTTATAACTGTCGTGCGAAACATCAAACATTTCTGAAAAATGTTCCTTATTTGTATCCATTACTATTTTTTTCATAAGGTTATTTTTTAAATTTATAATTCCTTATTGCTAGCCTTGAGAGAAGCTCAAAGCTAGTGTAAGAAGTTATACGGATATATTAATCTGTGAGCTGTGCGCGTTGTGCGATTGCCTTACATACCTCTTCCGGCACTTGTCCTTCATCAATATATAAGCGTTTTCCAAATCGTGACATTGGTTTGTCAAAGTCTTTTAGCTCACCCCAATATTGATTAAATCCGTCTGGACTTGTGGCGTTGGCACTCATGCTGTATACGTCCTCATCAATTGATACGGTGTATCTATCCCACGTCTTACCACCATTATCATATACTTTTATTTTCATACTTCACCCCCTTTTATCATGTGTACGATCAAGAGATATAATGCTGTAAATATATTCATTATTATTTGTTTAATTTATAACGTTGTGTAATCTCCCACTATGGGTATTATTTTTATTTCTTTTTTCTGTATTTCCATAATAACTCTAAATTCGTTTTCTTTTGGACACTGTCTGCAACGCCAGTGTTCTACTATTCGTATGTCGTTATCTTCTTCACAATCCATGGCGATGGTTTTATTTGTCAAACATCTTGGACAAAGCATAATTATTTAATTGAACTTATAAAAATTATTACTTATAACCTTACAATCCACGTAGTCTATAGCTTCTGGATATTCTATATAACTTTTAGCCGTGTCTATAGCTTCGTTAAAATCTACAGCGTCAATATAAAATACTGCCGGTTGTTCGTCTGCGTGAGTTGAAAAATATATTTCAACTTCAAAGTTTTTTATAGTCATAGTTATTCTGGTATCATTCTAACTTCTAGTAGTGCCGTTGATAATCCGGCAATCATACCTTCATAAAAACAAGTATCTTCTAAGCTGTCTTGACTCTTTGCTTGTTCTAGTTCGTCATAACATCTGTCAATTTTTGAATCTAGCTTTTTTATTACGTCATACATAATGTTGTTTGTTTTATATCCTTCTTCTAGAGAGCTTTCATAATCCCTAGAAGAAAGATAATAATTAATAATTAAGATGAAAATTCATTCTTGTAATACCTATCGGTTAAGTAACGGTTGACCTCTTGCCATAATATTTCCGTGTCGTTTATTTCTTCCAATCTTTCCCATATTCCATCTGGTAGATCATCCACTGTCTGACAGTCCATAGGAACTGTATTTAATAGTTTCTTTTGGCTTACCGTTAGTTGTCTCATCTTCCATTCACCCCCTCCCACAACGTAGCCCTTACCACTTGTTTGGTTAACATGTCTTCAAAGAATATAAACTCATATTGCAACTCTCGTTCTATTTCTTGATGACTTACGCCTGCCTGTCTTAACTCTAAGGCTTTGTTGGTTAGTTCTATCCTTTCTTGATTACTCATAAGTTAGTTAAGATTTACTAACTTATAAATACCGTCTTTGATCTTTTGTTCCGTCTCTTTTGTTGACTCTCTCAAGAATTGATTACGGTATTTACTGGTAGTTCGTGAGTAATTCCAGTAATAGCTATCAAGTATTACCTCACCACTTGGAAACTTTTTAGCAATGATACTTTTATAACTTTGAAATGTTTCAAGCTCTCCGCTATTTATTTTCTCCGCTATAATAAATTGATTAGCTACTGGTTTACCTGTTCTAGGACTTTCTAAATTGTAAACTTTAACTTTTGAATTATTCATATTGATAATTGCTTAGATGTTATATCTAAAATGTTTATAATGTTTTTAGTAGACGTATTGTACTTCTACCGCTTCACTCTCTAACTCTCTCTCAATTCTCTCTATTGTTCGTAGTTCTGCAAAATATGATGATTGATTTTCTAAGGTCTCTAAATCTTCATACTCACGACTTAGCTTTCTTGTTACTTTGTCAAACTCTTTCCAAAATTCCATAGTTTATTCACCCCCCTTTTGTGTTATATCTCACCAACTTATAAATGTTGTTGAAGTTAATTAAGATGTTAGACTGGACGAAGGTTATTTAGTTTCCTTTTGTCTGTCGTGTATTTCTTTTTAGCTTCATTACTTATGATACACTATACTACGTTATTTGTCAAGTAGTAAATATATAACGTATATATATGAGCACGCTATTACACAAGCTCACGGATATATCTATATATGTATATGCAATTAACAATATACATAGGCGTATATATCCACCGGTATAATAGTAATAGTAACAGTACTATTTAAAGAATAAGAATAATAATAGAATAGGTTAGAGTAATAGAATAAGATAAAGAATAATAATGATATAAGAATGATAATAAGAATAAGAACTAATAAAGAATCTAATAAGGGTATGAATAGGGTATAGTTCTTACTTACTTCTAATTCTTATTTATATTCTTATTCTAAGATAAAGAATAGTATAGTATTAGAACTATACTTATTTAATAATATATTTATTCTTATTCCCAATTATTCTAGTACTAGGGTACTAGTAGTCCAATTAGTTCAAAAGTAAGGTTAGATATATGTTAACACCCTTATACAACTTAGGACTATAGTTCCCGAAATAATAACCATACTTGAATAAAAATACAAAATATGTTAAATATTTAGAATATGTTTACTCCTAAATATTCATTACTAGATCCATTACTGAGAGTTAAAATTGAACAAGAGGCGGCGGCTTATGGGGCTCGGGTTACTGCAACCAAATATCATGAACAAGTTGGCATGTCCTTTATTGGTTTGTATACTAGATTACAGAAGGCTGTGCAGAGGTCAACTGCTTCAGAGACTGCGTTTCAACAATCATTAAAACCAGGAAGAAAGAAATCCTTAAATCCGGCGCCTGTAAAAATGGGGAGGTGGGGGAAACCGGTAAAAGAGGAAAAGGAATTAACAGCAGAAGAGGAAGCATTGCTTGATCGGATAGAACAAGGGAAAGTTGGGATTGACGAAATGAGAACGCTTATAGCAAGACGAGTATTTGAAAAAATGTTAAAGAATCCTGACGACTTTAAGTTCTTAGACTTTTTCCGGGTAGAACTTTTAAAAGCAAAACAGGAAGAAAATAAAATTAAGGAATCATGGGCAAAAGAATTAATCGGAAAAATGTTTGCGGGGAAATTGCCGCCCCGTGAGTGTCCGCAGTGTGGTTATAATTTTTCCTCAGAAACTGAGGATGGAGAAATCTTAGATGAGCCAGATCAATCCTTACGTCTTACAGACAGCGTTTAAAAAGCGCAACATTGTTGAGTTTGCCAATACCATTCTTGGTATTCCACTTCACAGTGGTCAGGAGTACTGGCTGCAGAATGCATGGAAAATGATTAACATTTTAAAGCCGGCAAACCAGTGGGGAAAAACAACGGGTACTGCAATCTTTCATATCTTTCAGGCTATGTGCAAACCCGGACTTGACCGGTTTAACGTAGACTTTCAGACCTGGTATCGTATGAGATACTTGACTCTTAATTTCGGAAAAACGTATGAAGTTGCAAAAGGAGTTATGGAAGCGGTGATTGATATAACGGAAGGAAGATATTTGCTGCCCAATGGTTCGTTTAACAAGTCAATGCTTGCAGGCTGGGCGATCACTGACATTTGGGATATGCCTAAACCGCCAAAAATTATCTGGTTTAATCATACCGAAACGTTGATCCGCTCGTACGACGGATTAGGAGAGGCGTTTAAACGTCTGCGACTTGCCTATGTCTCAGGAGACGAATGCGGAGACATACCGGAAATGCAGTTATTCTTAAATGGAACGTTACTCCCTCGTACCTTTTTCTTCAAAGCCCCGATTCATTTATCAGGAACGAGCCAGCCTAAGGGTTTGGAGTACGAAGAGATTGCAGAGATTGCTGAAAAAGACATGGTTGAAAAAGGAGACAAAAGTAATTATTTTATTTTATCTGCTAAAACAAATCCTGAAATGGCGTCAGTCTATACAAACGACTTTATGCCGAAAGAGCATATACAGGAAATTGAAAATACTGCTGATCCTGAACTTCGAAAGCAGATTATTTACGGACTCTATGTTGACTACACTGAGCATTTGTACAGTTGGGACGAGGTAAAACAAATGTTTAGAACTGAAATGCCCTATGATCCTGATTCCGGATTTACGCAAGCTCCGGTTGAGGGAGCATATTACGCATTTGCGACAGACCTGGCGGCTGCAAAAGACGAGACAAGTATTACGTGTATCCGGTATAATATCTTGAGGAGTAAAGATGAATTTGGAAGGGTTGAATATGCACCTCATCAGGTGGTGTTTCATAAAGCATGGCGGGGAAATACACTGCCCCTGTCAGTTCAATACCAGATCATCAAGGAATATTATCTGAAATTTAAACGAGTAAGCCCGAATAGGACAAAGTTTATTTACGATGCTGGGTCGTTAGGTGGAAAAAATGCAGGTGAGGCTTTTAAAGATTTAAACGGATTGCCGTTTCCGCCGAAAGGCAGGTCGTACGCTGAGATAAAAGCTGAAATGTTTATGAAGGTCAAGGAAGTCCTCGGGCGAAATCGTGAATTTGTTATAAACGAAAAAGGTGAACGGGTAGACAAAAATCCAAATTGGGGAGGCGTCAGAGCTAGTATTGGCTGCAAAGAATTGAAACGACAAATGGAAGTAGCCAGTCGTGACGATGACAAATTAAAACAGGATCAATTCTCGTCATTTGCTATGGCGCTTCATTATATCGAAGCTCGAGCACCAAAGCTGGTACACACAAAAGCAGTTGATTTTAATTATCAAAGCAACCAAGGTTTCTCGTTCGTTTGATATCTTCTTGACAGAAGAATACCGGGCGTTGCATACTAGAACTATATGGCAAATAAAGGCACATTCATCATTGACGATTCAGTTCCGGAAAAAAAGAGGGACGAAATAAGTGATCGTATTCTTCAAAATCTTGGTCAAATGAAAGAAGAAATTGGAGAGCGTGAAGTTATTATTAATAAGCGTCAGGATTTTTTTGAGGGTCGTCATCACAAATGGACAAACGTACAAGGTCAAAGAATGAAATCTCAAGAAGGTCATATCCTTGTTGTCTTAAATTACATTTATCGCTTCGCCACAAAAGTTCATCAAGCCCTTACTAATTCTATTCCTCGTATAAAAATAAAAGCCAGTGATGAGTCAGACGAAATAGAAACAGCACGAGCCGAAGCTGTTGAGAAAGCTATTTCAAAAGTCCTATCAGACAATCAGTTTTACAAAGTTGTATTCAAACGATGTGCTATAAATCAAATCAGAGATGGTGACTTTGTATTAAACTGTAAAGTTGTCAAGGATGATGAAAAAGGAAAACATATTGCCATACAGCAGGTTGAGAATTTACTGAAAGTCATGGTCGGCTGGGATGATGCTGCCGGTTCTTCATTTTCTTTTATTGCCTATTCTGATATGTGGAGTTTGGCTAAAATAAAACGTGAATTTAATTATGACGCTGATACGTATTCTGATCCGACAATGCAGTCAACGAGCACTGAAAAAGGAAATCATAACAATGATCAGTATGGATTGTTTGCAGGAGGTGGAACAGCCATGTCTTCCATTCCCTCCGGGAAAAATAATTTACCAAAAGGAGAAGTCGTTGATTATTGGGGATATGAAGTTATTGATAATAAAACAAAAGTTATTAATGCCATATATATAAATCGGGAATTAAAACAGTTTATCGTGACAGATTACAAAGAGATTCCCTCCTTTGTCGGACACTCATTTGGGACAGCAGGTAAACCATGGAGTATTTCATTTATTGACCCTCTTATTGATCCACAAGTTGAGCTAAATGACAGATCGGGAGAAGAAGGAGATCTTATTCGTATCGGTGCTCACATGAAATTCGTGGCTATCAACATGCCGGATTTTGATGCTGATTCTATAAAACCGGGAAGTGGACAAGTCATATTTATTGAAGGTGAGAATGCAGATTTTAGACCACTTCAAATGACAATTACTCCGTTTCCTAGTGCTGAATATATTAACCGAATGCTTGAGCATATGTTTAATATCGGTATTCCAAAAATTGCATTGGCGTCAGGGACTGCTCCTTACACTGGACGGGTTGGTGCTATTCAATACCAGCCATTTATTGATCTTGTGACAGATCTTCGTATCCAGTGGGAAATAGTATTAGAACAAATGATTAATATGATCCAGCAATATTTTATTGATTACTTTCCGGAAACTCATGCCTTTATGAGAGAACATATAACTGATCCTGTGACAGGTGAGGTAACAGAAGGAAATCTGATTATTCGTAATATAGAATTTGATTGGGAAAATGTACTACCACTTTCAAGGTCTGATAAAGTCGTTGATGCGTCAACTCTTCGAGACAGAGGCGCTATATCTTTATCCACTTACTTAGAAGAAGCTGGATTCTCCAATCCAGGTGAGGAAATAAAGAAATTAAAGAAAGAAGTACAAGATGCTGATATGATGACCATTCGAGAAAAGTTTACTCAGTTTGCACCAGGTGTGGTTAAAGCCCAAGTTGATGCAGCTCGTCAACAGGAAGAAGCACGAGGAGAAGCTATGGGACAAATGGAGCAAATGGTAGAAGGCGCAACACCCAAAAGCACACCACCTCTTTTGACACCTGAACAAAATGATAGACGCGGAATACCGTCCGCAGGTGGAACACCCACTGGACAAACTGCGAGTCTGGCGGGGAATGTCGCACAAGCGACACAAAACATGAACGCAAAAGCAGGCATATGAAACAATGGCAAAACTTAGAAGCTACAAATCAATTAGTCGACCTTCACTAGCCGGATCTTCAAGCGGGTTCTCTTCCTTTGCGTCGTCACTCGCCAAAAAACAGCAGGCAGCTGAGGATGCCATAATAGACAATCAATATAGTGAGGGACAAATATCTGCGGAAACTTATTTATCGCATATTAATAACAGGTTAGTACGCCCAGGATTGACACCTCTTCAAGTTGTTAATCTACAAGAAAAATCTCGCAACGTAACGGACAAAGTTAATGATGCTAAAGTTGATACCCTATATTCAAGTGGGAAAATATCAACAAGTGAAGTATTAGAATATGAGCAGGGTAAGTTAGAAAGAATACCTGAGACTGATACTGTTGCATACCAAAATCAATCAAGGAAAGTACAGGAATTAACCGATAAAGCAGAACGTGAAGCACGAACAGCATATCGAGTACAGGAAAGTCTGAGGATTGCCAAAATGCCGGATGACTCCTCTGCAACTCTGAGAGAAAAAGCTCGACTCTATGAGCGGCTTGAAAATCAAGCTCGTATTGATGGAGACAATCAAACCGCTGATACTTTGGCAACCAGCAAACAAAATTATTTGGATGCAGCTAAAAGAGCTGATATAAATGATCTTATCACTAATACACGACAATCAGTATCTGAAACATTGCCCGGAGGTCAAGGTGTACCGAGCGCTGAGGCTGGCGGGCAATTATACAATCAACTGATTGGCGGGGGGCGTGCTCCTTCGGCTCCGACTGCAGGTGTCGGCGGCGCGGGAGGAGCTACAACCCGTGGTACTACTCCTGTTTCAAAAGCTATTTATTCAGGCGGATCAAATGCTGCTATACGAAATGCTTTTGAGGCATTAGACAATTCTCAAAAAACATTGGATAGATTAGCGGCATCAAGAGCTGATAAACAGGCAATGATTGCAACCTATGATAAAGCTATTGCCCAAGCCGATGGTGATCAGAGAACGTCGCTTACTATTGCTCGTAATAATTTGGTAAGCAGCTTATCTGAAATTGATAATTCGGTTGAGCGTGAATATCAGAATATTCAGGATAAAGTAGGTCGTATTCAGGAAATGCAGTCAAAAGCTGCTTTTAGTACATTCAAATCAACAGTGAGTTCCGAGAAGCGGGCAATAGATTTAGAAGAAAAGAAATTGGAGAATGATCTACGGGCTGGGAAAATAACAAAAGAAAAATATTTATTTGAAGCGGCTAATTTAACAGGAGCTCGTATTGCCTTACATACCGATGAGGCAACTGGCTATCGTCAATTTGATGATCATGATAGGGCTGACCAAATTGAGCAAACAGTAGCTGAATTATCAGGAACCAGACCAGCCGTTATTCATCGTGCATTAATTGATGGTGTTAATAAGATACCTGATCTTAAAAGAAAAGATGAATTTATTAAAAAAACTATTGATTCCATGGGTCAAGGGTTTGAGCTTATACGTATTGATCGTGATGGTACGTTAAATAATATTTCAGGTAAAGCGATGAAAAAAGGTGACATATCACTTATGGATGTATCAGAGGAAAAAATGAAGGGAACATTTAAGAATAACTATGTGAAAGACGGTAGTGTATATGCAAAGATTCAATATCCTACTCAAATTGATCCGGTCACGGGACAAGAAATTTCTGTTAAAGATCCTAAGCGTATTGCAGGACAAAAAGGAAATCAGCCTTTTTATATAGGTGCAGATGGATCAGCAAAACGGGTAAAGATATTAGAAGTAACAAGACCCGGTGGTGGTAAAGAATATATACCTCAGACGGAAGAGTTTGTCAAAAAGAGTAAGAATATGTTTGTGCCGGCAGAAGGCGGAGCTGATTTAATATATAAACCACGACAGGCAGAGATAAAGTCTCCGGGTATTATAAAACAAATTAGTGATATACGTTACAACTTTAGCAATCCATTCACTGATAAAAACACAATCGGCAATAAAGTCAGCACCGAGGTTGCTAAAGCTGTATCGAATGCTACCAATTTCATTCACAGCGTATTACCCGGATTTAATAAGAGTACTCCTCCAAATGTAGTTCAGCCCACCAAGCAGGGTAGTAATCCGGTTCTTCAGGGGATACAAAGTGCATTTGGTAATATAGGTAACAAAATTATTAAGCCGGTTGCAGCAGCGGAAGCACCTCTCAAATCGCAGCCTTCAAACGTGGCGCCAACAGTTACAGGAGTACCTGAGGAATTAGTACGTACATTAACGAATGAATTAAAAGCTCAAGGACAATATAATCCTAAAAATTTGGCGTATATGCTGGCAACTATTCAGCATGAAACCGCAAATTCTTTTAAGCCGGTTAATGAAGGATATTATAACGATGAAAAATATGGATACCAACCCGGATTTACGGGAAGATCCGAAGCTCGAAAGAGAGGTTATTCAGGAGGAGAAGATTATTTCGGTCGAGGATATATCCAATTAACCCACGATTATAATTATGCTGATATGAGTAAAAAAATCGGTGTTGATTTAGTCAAGAATCCCGAACTTGCCAATGATCCAAAGATTGCCGCTAAGATAGCTGTGCAGTTTGCAAAAGATAGAGGAGTTCTTGATCTTGCAAGTAAAGGTGACTTTGTTGGAGCACGCCGACCCGTTAACCCTGACAACAAAGGACAAATGATTGCGCAAACCGCTACTAAGTATTTGAATATGTTATCTAATAATAATCTTCCTGTTGTGAAAGGAGTACAAGCTGCTGGTAAACCAATTAATAAACCCCAGCTCTCACCCACGCCTATTCAACAACCAAAGACAACTACATCAAATGGTGCGGTTATTCGTTCACAAACAAGCCAGACTGCTAAGGTGGCGTCAGCTTATGACACACCATCACCAACCTATACTCCTGCGCGTGATGTGCAGCCATTACCTACGTCAACTCCACGACCAACAGGAGTTCCAATTCAAGATACAGTGAAACCATTAAATCCGGTAAGTAAACCTATTATACAAATGCCTAAGATTACGATTCCTCAGTTTACAGCGCCTAAGATTACGATACCTACATATAAGCCTCCTGCTCCTGTACAGCAGGCAGTGAAAGCAGTGCAGCAAGCGCCGGCAAATATTGTAAAGACCGTACAACAAGCAGCTCAAAATGTTGGAAACTTTTTACAGAATTTGAATCCATTTAAAAAGAAGAAATAATGAAAAGTTCATATTACACACCGGGAAAGTTATATGGAGCACAGGCGGCAGCGCCTACTCCTGCTGTGCCTCAGCAGAATAAACCCGTTGTTATGCCAAAGCCTGTTGCTGCAAAACCTGTACCCGTACCTGTTAAACAAGCTCAGCCTTTACCTGCAGCAGATCCATATAAGCCTACTCCTAATCCTCATGGTAAATATATGTCGGGGAATATTTTACAGAAAGCGATTGATGTCATAAGTACTCCTTATTATGCAACTGCAGGATTGTTACAAGGTGCGGCTAAAAAAGCTGAGCAACATAAACAAGAAGGATATTATGATAAGACTTCACGAGGTGTAGGATTTTTGAAAGGACAGTTAACTGAATTAAAAGAAGGTATTAAAAATGTTCCGCAGGGCGTTGCAAATCGTCGTGCTATATCGGCAGCTCCTGGTGACTACAATTTAGCAGGAGATTATTTTGGAGTAAAGAATAAAGCCGGACAAACAGCTCTTAATTTTGGTGCAAGTTTATTGGCTCCTAATCTTCCTATTGGGGCAGCTATTTCAAAAGGTAGTTCTCTAGTTAAGACGATAGCGCCTAGTGTTGTAAACAGCGCTTCAAAAGCAGCAGCTAATATTTCGAATGCCGCTAAATCAACCCCTGCTGTGTATAAGCCTATTGAATGGGTTAATCCATATTTTAGAAATAAAGAAGCAGGGAAGATTTTGCAGGGAGTTGAGGATACGGCAGGTCAACGAGTAAATGATTTATATAACGTGATTAAGAGAACCTCTAAAGGATTAAATTCCGGAGAGCAGCAAGCAGTGGGTGCAGCTTTGGAAGGTAAGGCTACTCCTATTAATCAAAAACTTATTGATATTGTAAATGAAATACGACCCATTATAAAGAAAGTCGGAGAAGAGGCGAAAGAAGCCAAACTATTAAAGCAGGAAACATTGGATAAATTTAAGGATGGATATATGCCTCATACGTTTTTTAATCCTGAGAAGATAGAAAGTATATTTTCAAATGTTCGTAAAACCGCTCCTCAAATATCAGGCAAGTTCTTTGAAAAGCGAAAAGGAAAAGAAGGATATATTCAGGAATATGCGCCAGCCGTATTTAAAGGAATAGGAACAGAAATGAAAGACATTGAAGCGAAAAAGGGATATTTGGAATTGGTAAAGAGATTTGGAACTAAAGTTAAGAAAGGATCAGAGGAGAGTGCCCATAGATTAATAAATAATGAAAAAGTAGCAACTGTTTTTAGAGGGTATAAAATGCCGTCTGAAATTATTGACTATATTAATCGCAGTGTTAGTGTTTCCAAAAGCGACCGTATGGATAAAGCACTTAATTATTGGAAAGCTGCTAAAACAATTTATAATCCGGCATATCATATTAGAAACTTAATGTCTAACCAAATATTATCAGATATGTCCACAGGTCGGGGAATACCTCGTACGATTGTGGATTATGTACGTGCTATTAAACAATATAGAGGTAAAGGTGATCAGACTATCGTAAACGCTGCTGAAAAGGTTGGACTTATTAAACGTAATAATTTTTATGAATCATTAGATGAATTTTTAAATGAAGCTGGGTTTGGACAAAAGACAGGTATTAGATCTATTGGTACAAAGTTTAATAATGGTATAAGAAATTTTCAGAAAGTAACTGAGGAAACATCTAAGTTATCTGTATTTAAAACATGGGTAGATAAGCTAGCAAAGCAGGCAGGTAAATCATATGATGATGCGTTAAATGATGTAGAGATTTTAAAACAGGCTGCAAATAAAG